TAGACTATGCCAAACGTTGGCGTACCGGAGAAAACTATGACCAGCTATGGCAAAGGTTAATTAACTTATATCGCGGTAAACAATATCGTGGTGCATCAACTGGTGACAGATTGCTTGTCAATATTTCTTTTTCTACTATTAATACTTTAGCTCCTGCTGTTTCAATTGGTCGTCCAAAGATTAATGTTAATCCTCGTAAACCAGAAGATGGTGATAAAGCAATCGTTACTGAATCAATTATTAACTATTGGTGGGGTCATTACGGATGTCAACCAGAGTTTCAAAGAGCAGTTAAAGATTATCTAATTCTTGGTCACGGTTGGGTTAAGACTGGTTATCGTTTTGTCGAAGAAGCAAAACTCGATGATATTGAATATTCAGCCGATGAAGCAGCAGGCGCAGAACCAGCCGATGATGTTGAAGCTCAAACAATTATTAGAGAAGACAGACCATTCTTAGAGCGTGTTGACCCATTTGAAATGTACATTGACCCAGATGCAACATCTGTTAATGATATGCGTTGGATTGCACAACGTACTCGCCGTCCGTTAAAGGATGCAAAGATAGATAAGCGTTACGATGCCGCCGCAAGAAAAGAATTAAGTCCATCAGGATATCAGAAATATGGTAATCAAGACGTAGGCTATATGTCTGCTCAACAAGCATTTACTTCTAATCCAGACAATGCTTATTGCGACATATATGAATATTATAATATTGATACCGGTGAAATGTGCGTGTTTTCTGATTCAGGTGGTGACAAGTTTTTAATTAAACCAATTAAGATGCCATACGAGTTTGGTCACCCTTTCTTTATGTTGCGTAACTATGAGGTTCCTGGATTCTTTTATCCAATGGGCGAACTAGAAGCAATTGAACCATTGCAGTATGAATTAAATGAAACCCGTACACAGATGATGTTACACAGAAAGCGTTATAGCCGTAAGTGGTTGTTCCAAGAATCAGCATTTGATGACGATGGTAGACAGGCTTTAGCATCTGATGAGGATAACGTTATCGTTCCAGTTAAATCTGGTGAGAACTTAAATAACGTTGTTGTCCCAATGCCGGCCTTAATTAACCCACCTGAATTTTATAATCAGTCTTCGTTGATTACTAACGACATTGACCGTGTATCTGGTGTGTCTGAATACCAACGTGGTGCAATCCCAGAAACTACTCGTACCGCCCGCGAAGCATCAATCATTGCTGAAGCTGGTAATGCTAGAGTAGCTGAAAAACTTGTAGCTATTGAAAATGCTATAGCTCAATGTGCTTCTAATCTTATAATGCTAGCCCAACAGTTTATGACTGGTGAGATGACTGTAAGAATATTAGGCACAGAATCTGCACCTGTATGGCTGACATTTGATAAAGATTATATTAATGGTGAGTTTGATTATACTGTTGAGGCTGGTTCTACAGCTCCACGCAATGAAGCTTTCCGTAGAGACATGGCTTTACAGATGGTTTCGGCAATGCAACCATTTGCTCAAGCTGGTCTTGTTAACTTACCTAAATTAGCAGAATACGTACTTGGTATAGGGTTTGGTGTTAAGGACCCATCTTCTTTCTTACAAGAGCCACCAGCACCTGAAGCTCCACCAATGCCAGAAGGCATGCCACCGGGCATGGAGGGTATGCCACCAGGTATGCCACCAGAGATGATGGAAGGTATGCCACCAGAATTACCACCAGGTTTAATATCAGGTGGACCAATTCAAGGTCCAGGCGGACAACCAAATGAAGGCGCCCTTCCAGGCAGCATTCAAAGTCTTCCACCAGAGATAATTCAAGCACTATTAAGTGGTCAGTAAACACTCCATGTAATACTTTTCCTTAGTAGTAGGAACATTGTATATAAATAAAAATAGGAACAACCAAAGAAGGATAGGATTCCATAATGATAACCCTGAAAACGTAATTGACCCCATTGCAGATGGACAAGTTGATGAAGTGACAGAGGTCATAGCAGAAACTCCAGAACAAGAACAAGAATTATTCGACTATACAGAGATTGCTGACAAAGTCATCAAGCTCCAAGTAGATGGCGAAGAAGTTGTTGTTCCCGTTAAGGAGGCTCTAGCTGGGTACCAACGTCAAGCGGATTATACCCGTAAGACCCAAGAACTCAGCGAACAAAGAAAGCAAGTACAGTACGCTAGTGCATTAGCAGAAGCTCTGCAAAATGACCCAGCTGCTACCTTGCAGTTGTTGCAACAGCAATACGGTGTAGCTACTCAACCTCAAGAGGATGAATGGTTAGACCCAGCTGAACAACAATATCGACAGTTAGAGCAACGCATCGCAGCTTTCGAACAACAGAAAGCCATAGATGAGTTAACTAGGACTATTGATTCTTTGCAAAGCAAGTACGGTGATGATTTTAACGCTGATGAAGTCGTAGCCAAAGCACTAGCGTCTGGTTCAACAGATTTGGAAGCAGTCTTTAAACAGATTACTTTTGATAAAGTTTATTCTACAGCCTCTGAGGCAAAGAAGAAACTAGTTGAAGACCAGTCTAGGGTTGAGGCCAAACGTTCAGCATCAGTGGTTTCTGGTGGCTCTGCCAACAAAAATTCAGTCGCACCCAAAGCTGCTAAACCAACGTCAGTTTTTGAGGCTTTTGAACAAGCTAAGAAGACGTTAAATTATTAACCAAACAACAACAACAAACAGGAGATATTAACATGGCCGGCAATCCCGACTTTAATTCACTGTTGTCAACTACGCTGCAGAACTATCAGCCAACGTTAGTTGACAACATTTTCAAGGACCTAGTCCTTCTTAACCACCTCAATGAGCGCGGACGTGTCCGTGTTGAAGAGGGTGGCACGCAAATCATTGAACCATTGATGTACGCTGTCAACGATACTGTTGCAACATACTCAGGGTACGATGCAATTGACCTTACTCCACAAGAGGGCATCACAGCCGCAGAATACGACTGGAAGCAGATGGCTGCTTCTATCGCAATTAGCGGTATCGAAGAAGCCAAGAACCGTGGCACCGAGGCAATCATTAAACTGTTGAATGCTAAAATTATGCAAGCTGAAATGTCGTTGAAGACTACGCTTAACGCGCAACTCTTCGGTACACCAGGCTCCAACCCAGCAGCTTCAGACTTTAACGGTCTTGGCAACATTATCGGATACCAAAACAACACAGTCGGTGGCATTGATGCATCGTCCAACTCGTTCTGGAATCCAACCCAGGCAACAAACATGGCTGCAACGCTTGCGCTTACAAACATGGCTGATGTCTACAACCGTGCCTCAAAGGGCTCAGATGTTCCTGACTTAATCATCACGAACACTAGCTTGTTTGAAAAGTACGAGTCACTGTTGACTGGCAACGTGCGTTACCAAGACGTTGCAAAAGCTAACTCAGGTTTCCAAAACCTGATGTTCAAGCAAACACCAATCGTGTTTGACTTGCAACTTGCAGTTGACACAAGCTCTGCGCCGATGTACTTCCTTAATACGAAGTACCTCAAGCTCACCGGCTTGAATGGCTATTGGTTCAAGACCACAGACTTCATGAACGGCACTGTAGCTGGCGTAGACGCCCGTTATGCCCTCGTGTTGGCCTATGGTCAGTTGACCTGCAGCAACCGTAACCGTCAAGGTTTCATGACTGCTAACGCGTAAGTAGCAAAAGATGTAGTTGGTGCTGGGAGTTTAAAGGCTGTTTCCTTCGGCAGCTCTCCCAGTACCGGCTATTAATAAAAACAAACAAACAAACAACAATTTCAATCAACATGATTGATTAGAGAGAACAGGTAATAATCATGAGTACAAATAAATTCATAGTAGAAAGAACAGTTGTTGGAAGTACCGACACTGCACTTACTCAAGCATCAGGCACATCTTACGTTGACGTAACAGGTTTAAACTGGTACGGCAAAGCAGGCGAAGTATACAAATTCAAAGCTAATGTTGTTTACGATGTAAACGCTACTGGCACAGGAGCTAACTTTGCAATTAGCGGCCCAGCATCACCAACGGTATTGAGCTACAAGTCGGAATTTTCGACAGCAGCTGGTACGCAAGCAGCCAACTATGGCAATGCTTACGACCTTCCAGCAGCTGCTCAATCCACTGGTTCTGCATTCACCACAGATAATCTTGCAACTGTTGAGGGTGTAATTTCACCTTTAACTGATGGCACGATAACCATCCGTGCGATAGTAGAAACCGTTGGTTCAGGTACATGCACAGTACAGGGTGCAAGCTCTGTCCTTACTTGGAGTCGCATTGACTGGCCAACAGAAGCATAATAATTGCAACTAGGAGACATGCCGCCCGGGGGAAGGACCCTTGGCGGCATCTTCTAATTAGAGTACTATTCATGAAAGAAGGAAAATAATATGAATAAAGAAACACAAGGCGTAGGACAAGGATTAGCCGG